TTGATGCTTGATGAAGTAAGTGGAGAAATGAATACGCCACAAGCAATTACAAACATTACTCGTGGAATGAAACGATTAGCACAGAGAATTGATAAGCCTATCGTCATTACCACTCAGACTCTCCTATGGAAGATGCGGGCAGGCAAGGTAACAGCAGACTCAATTGGTTACTCATCATCATTCTTTCAGGACTCTGACGTCATCTTGGGTNTGGAACCAATTGATGAAGATGAAGAACTTCGTAATTTAAAGGTAGTAGCAAGCCGTAACTGTGGNCCAACAGAGACTGCATTGACATGGCGTTGGGAGACTGGTTGTTTCCACGACGAAGACGAAGTGTTTAAGTGTAAGTACTGCTCCGACTGGAGTCGTGTGTGATTGATGTTGAAAAAGTTNTTCTTGGTTTAGACCTACCCCTTTACTCCCAGCGTGGTGTTGAGGTTAATGGCCTATGCCCTATGCACAAGAAGCGCACAGGTAAAGAAGACCATTCACCATCATGGTGGATTAACTCCGAGAGTGGGGTGCACATTTGTTTTTCTTGCGGGTACAAAGGAAACATCTACACTTTAGTTTCTGATGTAAAAGGCATCTCATACTTTGATGCACAGGACTACATAGGTGAGGCTGCAGAAGTTCCTCTTGATTCATTGATGCGCCGTATTAAAGATTTGCCAGAGTACATACAGCCAGACGAACCAGCGATTGCAATGTCTGAGGCTCGACTTGCCGTGTACACGACTCCACCAGATATAGAATTAAAGAAGAGGTTTCTAGTACGAGGTGCAGTAACAGTCCACGGAGTTCTTTGGGATGCAAAGAACGAGGCATGGATTNTGCCTATCAGAGACCCANACACTGGGGCGTTGCTAGGGTGGCAGGAGAAGGGTGCCCGTGGTCGTTTNTTTAAGAATCAACCAGCAGGAGTTAAGAAATCAAAGACTGTCTTTGGTGTGCAGATAATGAGTTCTGAACACACACTCATTGTTGTTGAGTCGCCGTTAGATGCTGTGCGTCTTACAGGTTTAGGTCANAACGCAATCTCTACCTACGGCGCAATCATCAGCGAAGACCAAGCAAAGATTATGCGACGAGCATCAAAGGTTATTGCGGCATTTGATAACGACAAGGCTGGGCACACAGCCAACGAGCAGATACGTGTCATGGCTCGCAAGTACGGTATGGATTTGTATTACTTTAACTACCGTGGCATAGACGTAAAAGACGTTGGGGACATGACTGAGGCGGAGGTTGAGCACGGAATTAAGACTGCAAAGACCTCCATTTTAGGGAAGGCTGCGTATTTGTGAGTAANTCAATACGTCAACTAAAACCCGATTACACAGGGACAATGGACTACGCAGAATTGGTATGCCATGAATGTCTGCATTGTGAGTCCACCTTGTGGAATGTCAAGGTGTCGTTTGAGATTACGAGATTTCTCAGTACCTGTTAGATATGGAGTGCGCTGTGTGCGGCTCCTACGCTAAGGCTCCTACTCCTTTGGATAGGCCATGACTTTTAACGGAACATTGAAGCCCTATCAAGTTGATGCTGTGGACAAGATGGTGGCTCGTAAAAAGATGTTAGTGGCTTACGAGATGGGTTTAGGAAAAACTTGCATGACCATTGCTGCTGTTGAAAAGTTAAAAGAAAATGGTTCTATTACTAAACCAGTTCTTGTTATTGGATTGTCCAGTCTTAAGTACCAATGGGAAAAAGAAATAAAGAAATTCTCAGATGCAGGAACGTGTGTTATTGATGGTGCTAAATCTGTACGCACAGTTCGTTGGATGAGAGATATGGAATGGGAAGAACACACTGATTACGTCATCTGCAATTACGAAACTATTGTTGCTGATTGGGATTTAATTAAAGACTATGAATGGGGCGCAGTCATCTGCGATGAGGCTACTGCTATTAAGGGGTTTCGTTCTAAGCGTGCCAAGATGGTAAAAAAACTAGCGTCTAAAATTCCTATTAGATTTGCTTTAACTGGTACACCTATTGAAAACGGTAGGCCTGAAGAGGTATACAGCATCATGCAGTTTGTTGACGACGGATTGCTTGGACGTTTTGATTTGTTTGACCAAACATTCATTGTACGAAACCACTTTGGTGGAGTGCAACGCTACAGAAACTTACCTATCTTTCATGAGAAGATGAAGCAAGCCTCAGTACGTAAGATTCAAACNGATGCAGACGTAGCCCCGTATCTTCCAGACACACTGCACCGTGACCCAATACTGGTTCCGTTTGATAANAANACNTCNGTNCTTTANAANTTTATTGCAGATGAACTNAGTAACGAGTTGTACGAGGCGCAACAANTGCTGGGTGCATCTTTCTCACTCTTTGCTCATTACGGGCANGANAACAAGCCTGGAAGCCCCGCAGACATGATGCGTGGNTCNATCATGAGCAAGATAACCGCACTCCGTATGCTGTGCGACCACCCGTCGTTGCTNNATAAAAGCGCCTTAGATTTTGACAAACAATTAGGTAATGGAAGTGCATACGCATCCAGCCTAAAAGAACGGGGCCTATTAGATGGGGTCACTAAATCCCAGAAACTGCAGGAGTTAAAGTCATACGTAATTGACCACTTAGATACAGACCCAGAGGCAAAGGTAGTTATATTTACTTCGTGGGTAGGGATGCTTGACCTCATCCAGACCGAGGTGGGCGGGACGCTGTACACAGGGAGTATGAATGCCAAAGAGAAAGAAAGAAGCAAAGACAGATTTATTTCTGACCCTGACTGTCGTGTGTTTATCTCTTCTGATGCTGGAGGTTATGGCGTTGACCTTCCTAATGCGAATCTTCTCGTAAACTACGACCTCCCATGGTCTGCAGGATTAGCAGTACAAAGAAACGGGCGAATCAAGAGAGCCTCTAGTCGTTGGCCTAGTATCACTATCCAAGACATCCTTGTAGAAAAGTCGATAGAAGAACGCCAACACGATATGCTTCAACAGAAGAACGCCGTAGCAGATGCCGTTATGGATGGGGTAGGTATCAACGCCAAAGGCGGAGTTGACCTAACGGTGGGTAGTCTTATAGGATTCCTACAGAAGGCAAGACCATAGGGGGACACATGGCAAGAGTAAAACCAACAGAACCACGAGTTGCTGATGAGAATGACTTCATTGCACAAGCAAAGAACTATTCGTTTATTAAACAACAACTTGAGTACTGGGAAAAGCAACAAAAAGAACTTAAAGCAAAATTGTTTGAACAATTAGACGCCACTGGTGAACCAGACTCTTCTGGAAACATCGTTATTGAACTTCCAGAAGAAATTGACGGCGCAGTTGCAGTTGTAAAGCAGCGCCGTGTTTCTCGCAAAATTAATGAAGAACGTGCTTTTGAATTGATTGAAGAGAAAGGTTTAAGAGAACAACTAATCATTACTAAAGAAATCGTAGATGAAGATGCATTGATGGCTGCTCTCTACAATGATGAACTTACTGAAGAAGAGATTGAAGATATGTATCCCCAGCAAATTATCTGGGCACTAGTACTGAAGAAGAGATAACACATGGCTGGTCTACGTGGGGAAGATGAAATCCTCGAAGCGTTTGCTGATTTAGAGTACGCTCCTGGGTCAAAGCGTAAACGCCGTGAATTAGACCCAAAGGTTTCCCGTCGAAGAGCGGGAGAAAGTAACGGTTGGGATGCAAACCCCATCGTTAAAACATTAGGTGGAAAAGAAACAGAGGTCTTTACTATCGGTGCTTTGGCACATGCGTTAGAGAAGACAATTGTTACTATCCGCTTATGGGAGCGCAAAGGGTACATCCCACGTGCACCTTATCGACTTCGGTCTAAGACTCTAAAGGGTCAAAGCACTGGAGGTAACAGAGTGTATACTCGTGCACTCATTGAATCTGCAGTTGAGGAATTCAACCGCAGAGGATTGCTGGGTTCTGCTCGTGTAGAGTGGAACCAATACGAAGACCTGACAGAGGCTTTAGTAAAGCGCTGGAAGGACATCACATCCACCGAGAGCCAATAGGCCTCATTACCAGAAAGAAACAAATGCCGATTACAAAACCAACAGTAGAGGCTGATTCATACCTCTCAGAAGATACAGAAGATGCAATGCCAAAGGTTGGAACAACAGTCCAACAGGGTTGGGATGCATTCGATTCACTAGTACAGGAAAACACATCTGATTTTCCTACCGACTTCAAGTTCTCAGAATCACCACAGTTGGTGAAGTTCCTTGAAGACCAACCATTTGCATCATACGAACAGCACTGGATTGAACGCCCAAAGGGTAAGAAATCTTTTGTCTGCATCGGTGAAGCATGCCCACTCTGCGATGTCCTTGGCGATAAGCCACGTGGCAAGTTCGCATTCAACGTACTTGTGCTTTCAGGTGAATCACAAGGAGTTCAAATTATGACAGCACCACCATCACTTGCTCGCCAGATTAAGAAGGCGCATGATGATGAGCGTAAGGGACCTCTTTCAAAGGAGTTCTGGGAAGTTTCTCGTTTAGGTTCAGGCCCAACAACACAGTACACCCTCAACTTTGTTCGTGGACGTGACCTAACTGAGGAATGGAAGTTAAGCACTGACGCTGTACAAGAGTTAGTAGCAGCCGCTGTACCGTTCACAGCAGAAGTTATTAGAGAGACCCCTCGCTCCGAAATGCTTGAGGTTGCTCGCTCTGTAGCGTAAGTACGCTTCCAAGTGAGGGAGCCTGTTCATATAACGGTTCAGGCTCTCTCACACCATAACTTTTGAGGGGATTTAAATGAACATTATTACGACTAAAGAACAGTTAGCAGAACTTGTTGAGTTTTACTCCAAGGTAGATGCATTTGCTTTTGATGTGGAGTCTGTTGGTGAAAATAGAATCCAACCTAAAGTTAATGACGTTTTGTGGATTTCACTAGCAACAGAAGGTCGCACAGACGTCATACCTATGGGTCATCCAAACGGTGAGTTCCTTTATTGGGATAAAGAGATGCTTCTTAGCGGTCAGCGTAAAGCCGCAGCAAACAAGACACTTACAGAAGCAGACTACTCAAAGAACCAAGCCAAATGGAACCCAGTATTCGATTCACCACCAGCACAGTTACTTCCTGGTGATGTATTCAAAGCGTTAAAGCCCCTGTTCTTTAGCGACCAACTAAAGATTGGTCATAACGTTAAATTTGATTTAAAGTCAATTGC